GCTAAACCATCTACTGGAACATCTGTAGCACTTCCATAAGGGTCTGTTATTGGACTAACACCATCATTTAAGTCCCCAGAATCAAAAGCTAATCTAAAACCATTAGTGCCATATGAGCCAGTATATGCTTTAGGTATCCATACTCCGTTCTTTAGCTCTCCAAATTCATCTAAATATCCATCAGTATCACTATCGCCTATTGCTATGCCATCTAGAAAATTAACCTCTGCCATATAACCATCAAAAAAACTTGTAGGGGATGCTAAATATCTTGCTCCAACTGAATGACCTATATTTGCATTAATTTTATAATGACCAGATGTTGCTGATGGTGCTGTATTTGTTGTTAAACTTTGTAAAGTTCCATTTACATAAATTTTTACCCTATCTGATGAAGAAACTTCTGTTACATCTAAAATTACAACAATGTGATACCAAGCAGATGGGTCACGAAACAATGCTTCAGTTTGAACATCTGCCCTTACAGTACCACTATCTTCAGCTTTAAAAATAAGAACATCATTATTAAAAAGAATGTTAGTCCAATTATTTGAAGCAGTACCTGCACCAAAAAGACCCTCAAGTATACTAATATTACTCATTTTAATCCAAGCACTCCAAGTCCAAGTACCCCTATCCCCTGCACTTGGTGTTCTAGTTAAATAAGCACTACTGCCATCATCAAATCGCAATGACTGAGTAGCTACACCATTGTAAAAATCAGCACCACTATTGTACATCCATTGTGAAGAACCAAAAGGCATTATCGCTCCTAACTAAAAGCTAATTGTGGTGTGCCTAACAATATACGACCTGATGCGACCACTATATAAGGCACTACATCTGTGGCACTTGCTGTACTAGATAAAGTCAATCCTGCACCACCTGCTGTTTCATAATCTGTTCCTAAAGATACTGTTCTGCCACCAGTTGCATCTTGTATAAATGTTATAAATCCAGACTGACCTACTTGCTCTGTTGTTGGATTGTCAAGTGTTACGTTTCCAGTTAATGTCAACACAAAGTTTTGATTAGCTCCAAAGTCTAGCGTAACATTACCAGTATTAGTTGTGTCTGTGTCTGTAGTTGCTAGTGCAGTACCAGTTACTGATATGCCAGTTGAGGTAGTGTTTAGTTTTTGTGAACCATAATGAAAAAGTTGAGCTTCTCCAGTAGAACCATCTGCTAGAAAATATGTAGCCAAACCTCCTGAACCATCGTCTGATTGTATAAAGACATCGTGGTCATCTTTAGCATTTCGTATATATAAATGATTAGGGCTATTATTATCTATATATGAATCAATTCCATTGTGATAAATCTGTAAGTCAGAATCTGCACCAAAGATAGCTTTGCCATCATCAGCAAATGTGGCGTTACCTGTTACGTCAATGCCTGTTGAGTTGGTGGCGAGTTTTGGTGAATTGTCGTAATAAAGTGTAACTGCACCATTTGCGATAGCATTAAAATATGTTTCGCCAGTTGATGTTGCTTGAAGCTCTAAGTTCTCTCCATAAATTTTAAGATTTCCTGTACCTCCATCACTAATAATACTTTCAGTACCAGTGTGATAAATCTGTAGGTCATCGCCAGTACCAAAATTAAGCTTCACATTGTCAGCTAAATTTAGGTTTAGTAAAGAAAAAGCATCAACAACAGCAGCGGTTGCTCCTGCACCATCCATATATACTGCTTTGGTTTGTCCACTTGGTATAGTAACATTAGAGCCACTTCCTTGCGATATATTAATAGACTGATCACCAGTAGTGGCGTTTTCTATATATTGAAGTCTGGATACAGTATTTGGTGCGATTGTTAATGTTCTTGTCGCAGTAAGTGTCGCTGAAGATGTAACCTTAAAATACATCGCTCTAGCAGGGTCAGTTGCCCCATCTGCTATTGTCGCAGTGTCGTCTGCATCACTTGTAAAGCAGTCTTCTGTACCATAGCTAAGTCCTTCGCCAATCAATTCTAGATTGGTGTTTGTTATTGTGCCCCAAGTTCCTGCTGCATCGCCAGTTCCTAGCTCATTTAACCTAAGATCATTAACATATGTGCTTGCCATTTTAGTCTATCCTTACTATTGCTGTAGTCCCTGCTGCTGGAAAAACAATTCTGAATGTACCACTTGAAACTGTAAAATCGCCACCAAAGTTCAAGACTGCTATTGCTTTATCAGCGTTAGTAGAATTGTAGATTAATGCTCCTGCAGCAGTAAAACTTGCACTTGTCCACTCTGGATCATCAGCATCAAAGTATGCAGTTCCACCTGAAGCTGATGCATTTGCAGTTGCTACAGTTTGAGTTGTCAATGTAACACCACCTGCAGTGTATCCAGTTCCACTCACCTCGTTAGTTGCACTATATGCAGTTGTGGTCGCATCTATTGTTGCAGAACTTGTGTAAAGAGCTATCTTTATAGTGTCTGACGCTAGATTGTGACCTTCCTGCAATATTTCTGACTTAAAAGAAGTCGCCATTGCTTGTGTTATAGCCATTTGTTAAATACCTCCTTCGTATTCTGCTGTATAATTACGTTGCATTTCTTGTTGAAACAAGGCTATTGCTTCATCAAATTGTGCTTTATACAAGTTTACACTATCGGGTGCCTTTAGAAAAGAGGAACTTTCATATAGGCAAGCTGACAATAAAACTTGCTCTGCATTGTCTCCTATCCAATTATTAGCGTTGGATGTTGACAATCCTGTTTCTAGACCCACAAAATCTACCTCATATGCAAGTGTTGCTGAAGGTACTGGGCCCAGTAAAATTGTAACGCCAGTTGTGTCTGCATCTTTTGTGGCGTACATAAAAGGTGTACCTTGTGTAGATGCATTTGGCACATAATCTCTAAGATATGAATCTATTCTATGGTTTAAGTATATTACGTCACTATCTGCTTTAGTTACAGAGACTTGCCTAATCATTCTAGCGTTGGCGACTGCATACTCTGCAGTACCTATTACAAGGTTACCAGATTGCTTTTGTCTATAACAAGGCAAGCTAGGCAATCTACTAAATATCATAGATTCAGCTTGCGTTATAATATCAGGAATGGAATTTTGAAATTCTGTACTGTCGTCTTCCATAAAGTTTTGTATGTTTGATACTAAGCTTGTGTAATTCATTTATTCACCCCATGATCCTTCGCTCCAAGCATTTTCACCCCATCCTTCGTTTACTGATAAAGTAAATGTGCCTATAGCTCCTGTTCCAGCCAATCCAGTTTCGATAGCTTCAGATACACCAACTTCTTCACCTATATTGCCAGTCGCACCTAAACCACTTAATCCAGTGACTTGTAATTGTACATTACCATTGCCAGTCTCGTTAGTAAATCCAACTGATCCAGTTCCAGCAACTCCAACTTCATTTATTTCTGATACTGGTGTTTCAGTTCCTATAGCACCAGTTCCAGCAACTCCACTTTCAGTAATCTCAGATTCTGGTATAGACGTTCCAATTGCTCCTACCCCAGCTTCTCCACTTGGGTTTTTCTCTAGCTCGAATGCTTCAGTGCCAGTTGCACCAGTTCCATTCACACCAGTTACTGATACATCAAGAGTGATAAATAATGTTGCATTTCCTATATTTCCATTACCTGACACACCAGATACTGTTTTAGTTGCATTAATTATTAAGCCTAAATAACCAATTGCACCTTGACCTTTTATCCCAACGCCAGTTTGTGAACGCTCAACCCTAGATGCAAATATGTTTTGTGAATAACCAAAATATATATCTACATTTTCAGGATCATTGTCTGGTCTTGGTTGGAATAATGCAGTAGCATCTACAACATTTTTGGCTGGCGTTAATTGTGGGTGCTTCGGTTCCCATTCGCTAGGTTCAACTCGCAAACCATCCCAAGTCGTCTTAAGATCAGTGTATTTAATCTTAAAACCACTTCTATCGCTTATAGCTACAGATTTTTTACCACTAGCTAATTTTGCCATTATGTCATATTCAACGCAGTTGGCTGAACCCTCAAGCTAACTCCATCATTGTCACTTGATGCCGCAAAGTTAAAAGACCTTTCATACATCTCATTTAGTAACTGAAATTTCTCTGGTGCATATTTCATAGCTAGTTTAGAAGCTAACCCAGCACATATTGTGTCGTTCCATCTATAAGGTATGTCTGCATCTTGGTTAGATAATGTTACATCTTCTAATTGGTTCATAGCCCAATAAACTAAAGAATATGTAGATGTATTAGGTACTGACCAAAAGTAAATGACTGGCGTGTATTGTCTATCTATCATATACTGACTAGGTTTTCCTGCAGTATCTTTGTTAGGCAACTGATTGTATTCTTGTATTGTAACTCTATTGATAATTTGATCTGTATTACTTGAGCTATCTCTAATTACTGCATCTAATATGTCTATAGTTCCTACAGGAAGTGTATAGCTTGTAGTTCCATTAACTAATGGCAATGTGTTTTGTGAGACAGTCCAATAATTAATACCTCTGTTAGCAAACTCAGAAAACAATAAATTCATGCTTCTACGAGCAGATATAGCTTGATCTCCAGTTCGAGTCTGAATATCTAATCCACATCTCTCATAAGCCTCAGTAATTATTTCTTCTACGTTAGGTCTAAATGAAACTGTTCCAGAGGTCGCCATATTTAAGCTCCATCATTTTGTATATATATAATTTCTAGACCTGCTGAAATATCAAAACTTACACTACCAGAGGAGGATAATGCCCTTACTTCAATATCTGATTTTTCTTCAATCTTTATAGGAATTGAAAATGTTTCTTCAACGTGCATACCTGTTGTTAAAGATTTAACATCTTTCGATTGAAAAACTTCTCCATAAGGTCTTACTGCTAATACTAATTTACAGACTGCAGGAGTATTAGAAGTAGTTCCATTAGATACATCATATTGAATAAGGTAAGCAGTATATCCTGCAGGAACTGTCCAAAGAGCCATCAGACTTTGATTTTCTCCTGTTACTCCATTTATAGAAGCATAAACATTAGCAGGAACACCTGTTGTAACTGTGCCTGTGCCTGCATATATAACACCTGCATTTGAACCACCACTTCCTGCAGACCTCACAATCATTCTATTTATTCTTAAATATTCTTTAGTGGTGTTTACTGCAGTCTGACCATTTAAAGTAATTGTTTCATTTATCTCATTATAGTCAGCATCTAAACCAAATAACTCAACTATCCTTGCACCTGTTCCTGCTGAAGTATCTGCTGTAGATGAGCTTGAAACTTTTAATACTGTAGTTGCAGTTAGATAGCTATAAAGCCCACCTTCTGCCCATATTGTTTCTAAACTATTACCAACAGTTGTATTGTTACCAAACTTAAAAATAGATTTATGAAATGAAATTTGATTACGAGCTACTTGAAGATAAAATGGCTCAGTAGTGCCCACCCTACTAATTGAAGATACTTGAGCCATATTTATTCTCCTTAATACTCTTTAGCTACCCTTAAGATTACTTGGTAGGCATCACCCGCAGCAGCAGACCCAGTTGTAGTGAACTTAATATCACCAGTTGGGCTTGTGCCATATGATGAGCTTGAAGGTAGTCCTCCAAACTTTTCAAAGTTGTGATAGCCTTGTTGACTTTCTGCTAGGTGCATGACAATAACATCTGTGGTAGCGTCTGCTAACACTTCTACTGTCAATCCCTCAACAATCCACCAACACTCAAGTATTCTTACGCCTGTGCATGTTTCGCCATTGGCGTTCTTAACCAAAGACGATACATCAATCTTCGTAACTGCACTTTCATTGCCAGTATCGACATACTGATATTGAAAAGCGAACACAGCCTCACGAGGGTTATCAGCTATCGTAGTTGTTGTTACGATATCAGCCATTGTTACCCCCTAATTAGCTTAATGCGGCGCCTACTGCAGTTACCCAAGCAGAACCTGTGTTAATTACTAAACAATATTCATCATTACCAGCACCATTGTCACTAATAATGTAAACTGTTCCTTCAGCAGTATTGGCTGCGGTAGGTAAATCAGCAGTTGCTACTACTGGATATTCAAATGCGTTATTGGACTTTACTGGTCCTGTAAAAGTTGATCGAGCCATGTATTTCTCCTTGTCGTGGCTAGTGTCTGCTTACGCAGTCAAGGTTAATAGTAAAAGGAGAGGAGACTAGCCCCTCTCCAAGTGCGAGGTTCTTATGCTGCACCTTCTGTACCAAAAACACCACGCCAGTCAGTGAAACCAAAAGAATATCTTTCTCTCACTTTATAACGAATGTTTCCAGTTTCAAAGTCGCCTTCCATGCCCTTTTTCATTGGGCTTCTTTGGAACATCTTAAGTCCATCAGGAACATCAGTCTTAACAAAGAATGCATCACTGTCTGTTAATCTTCTCATCACATGATAGCCTTGTGGTAAGTATCCACCAGACTTGATAGCGTTGAGATCGTTATCAGCAGTTCCTGTCCTTAATTGGCTCTCAAGTAATCTTTCAGCTACGAAAGTATAAGCAGTTGGAATAATAAGCATTGTGCCTTGTGCAGCAATTCTTAATCCTCTGTCATCCTTCATATCTGCAATGTTTATCAAGATACTCTCTAAAGATGTCTCTGATAAATCAGCCGCAGTAGCTAAAGTGTTACTTTGGTTACCGTTTTGAGTTGGGTGCGATATGCTCAATAATGAAACGCCATCGCCACCATTTGTTGAAGTTGCGTTATTTAAAACATTTGCTGCTTTGATTTCTTTAGTAGAAGCCATAGACCTAGCTAATGCTTTTGTATAACGAGATGCGATTGACCCATAAAGACCATCTTCTTCAGCTTCTTCAGTAACTGAGAAAGCTAAAGCAATAGTTTCATGCTGATATCTAGCAGTCCACTGTTGAGATGCACTATCGTAACTTACGCTTGCACCTTCGTCTTTAGTTGGAGCCGCTCCAAAACCTGTCAACAATACATCTTCTTCAAAAGCTTTTTGAGATGTGTTGCTTTCAAATACTGCAGCATACTCTGGTGGGTAACTGTCATATTCTAAGCCGAACAAGGTATTTAAACCAGGCTCAAGCATTTTTGCAAATTGTGCTCTATTCATTGCCATTGTTTAAATCTCCCTTATATTCCAGCACTATCTTTGAGCAAGTGCTCATTGATAAGAACTTCCATTATTGCATTTGCACCAAAGGCGTTGTCTGGAGCATCATACAGAGCTATGATCTTAGTGGTTGCAGTACCTGCCGCCATAGTCCCTGATATTTCAAATCCAGATTGTCCTGTAGTTGCAGAACCAGCACCAGCAACAACATCAGCACAATTACCAATGTTTGTCTGAGCAGTAGTTCCTGCAGATTGAGCTTTAAACACAGTATAAGGATCATCATAAACATAAGCTTTAATATCTGTAGCTACAGTTCCTGACGGCCAGTACTGTGAGTAAACATATGAGCCATCTGAAGCAGTGTATGATACTCCTGCGAAAACGCCTATATTATTTACTTCTGTGGCAGTGTGAGGTGTTATTACACCATCTGCAGTGATTATGCAGAGATCACCAGTAAAGATGTTCTCAGCTAAACCTGAAGTAATTGTATATACATTTGCACGAGAATAACCATTACCACTAAGATGACGAACGGGTACAAACCCAAAAGCAGCATCAACATTTGCCATTTTTTATCTCCTAGTTAATAGTTAGTCTTCCATAGCAGACAATTGTCTGCCACCACTAACTGAACTCTTCCTCTCTTGATAGATTCGTTGTCCAGTTCTTTGCCCTAATGCATCAAGGTCGCCTGCAAGTGATTCGTTTTGCTCTACGTTCCTGTTAGAATAATAAGCTTTCATCTGCTTATGTTTATCTTCAGGCATTTCGCAAAGCAACATTCCTTCAATTCCAATACAACCTTCCCACTGTCCATGATTTATAGTTGGGAACAACTTACTTTTCACAGTACTAGCAGGGCGAGCTTCCCACCCTTCACGCATTCTTTTAAATACGTTATCTGGTGTGTCCTTCCCCTGAATCGAGGTAGCTACCCATCGTTGAACATAACCAGGTCTCGGTTCTGGTGCATCCAACAACGCTGGTGGTGTCCAATGTGTCTGAGGTCTTGACTCCTCGTCTCGAACACCTGATCGGGTTTCACTTGCTCTTACATTTCTATTTTCAGCCATGATTAACTCCTTTGACTTTTCTGTATTTCTGAAGCGTACTTTTTCAAGCCAGCCTCATCATTAATTCCAAGCTCTCTAGCCATTCGTAACTGATCCTGCGTCATGCGAACCCTATTACCTCTGTACGATGAGCCACCCGTAGTTGGTGATACTATTTTTCTACTTTTACTTCTCGTACTTTGGTCGTTACTTGATACTAACTCTGGAAAGACTTTTTGTAAACGACTATTTAATGCACTGTAATATTCATCAGAATTTTTGTCATATCCCTCTAAATCTAACTGTACATCAATAGCCCTAGCTGCTGCCGTTTCTCTTTCATATCCTTGTGCATTAAACCATTGGTTTTGTTGCCACCATCCCATAGCTTTAGGTGGTGCTGGATTGACTGCTGCTTGTTGTGCTCTCCCCACTGTAGGCGACTGCGTTTGTTGTTGTTGCCTAAGTTGGTTTTGCATTTCGTTAACTCTGACTGCGGCTCTCATATCAGCTAATTGCTCAGAAAATGCTACTTGTGCATCTGTATCACCTTCTTCCACAGCCTTTTTTAAAGCTTCTTTTGTTAACGAATAACGTCTATCAAAGTCACCTTGTAGTTTAGCGTTTTGTTGTTGCTCAGTTGTGCTTTCAAGTCTTTCAAGTCTAGCTTTAAGGGTTGCTGTCTCTTCTTGGTATTTCTTTGCTTGTAACTCTGCTTCCCTTCTTTGTGCAGATAACTTACTAAATCTAGCTTGTATAGTTTTGCTAAATTTTTCTTTTTCTTCTTCTGCTGTTTCTTCTTGACTTTTTTCTTCGACTTCAGATTCAGCTTTAACTTCCTCTTTATCGTCTGCTATTTCAATTTCAAAATCTTCTTTACTAGCTTTACGCCTAGTTTCCTCGATTTCTTTTTCAATCTCTTCCATTGGATTTGAGTTTTCGTTCATAACTACCCCCTATTAAACGTATGCTGTTACATCTACGCCATTTGGCAAGATGCTTGTAACTTCGTCATCATTGAGCAGTAGAAACCTTACGCCATTTATTGTGAGCTTTTGCCCAGCATATTTGCCATAAGTAACTCTATCGCCAACCTTTGGTTTGTTGTAAATACGCCAACTTGCCCCACTTTCTCTTTCTCTGTAAGCAAGTTCACCAATAGCAGCAACAATACCATGAGCAGTTAAGTATGCTTCGTTTTCTTTTGCTTTTTCTGGTAAAATAATGCCACTTTTAGTTTTTTGTTTGGCTTGGTTTGGTTGTATTAAGATTTTCCAACCCATTGGTGTTGGTAGTTGGTGTGAACCGATGGTAGCCTTAGACTCTTCATCAGTGTATAGCTTCGCTACGTCATGTTGATGAGACATGTTTATTCATCTCCTTGATCTAATTTAGTTAAGGTTTCATCGATAATAGCACAGGCGTCTTCTAATCCTTGTGCTATCCCGACGTCTTTTTGGTATGAATGAAAGTCTGTTTCTCTACCTTCAATCATCTTCTCTGCTATCGCAGATTTCTGTTCTCGTAGATTGTTCTTTATTCTCTTCAGCAGTTCGATTGTGTTCATTTAACTTGACCTCTCCAGACATAGATACGCCAGTTACAACAACCTCTACATCTTTATTTTTTTCCATACTTCTTTCCTTTTTTCTTGACAACTTTTTTCTTAGTTTTTTTGCCATACATTTTCATTTTTTTGTCTCCTTTTGACATTAAAGATGGAAATTGTGATCTATTCATGCAAACTATAATAGCTGATATAGAATAAAAGCCAAATATTATTTTTTTATATCTACAATTGGGTCAGCCATAGGGCTTTCAGAATAAACGTATCCAACTGATTGTTTGATAACTTTCCCATGCTCTATTTCATTGATTGCTTTAGGGTCATCTTCAAATACATGACCTCCATCTGTTTCGTCACTATTAGGATTAAGGGCGTCTTTACAAGCTTTTGAAAATTCATAATTAGGGTAGTTGTTTGCATTAAGGCAGTCAGTGCATGATCTAGGGGCATATCTTTTCTCAACAACTCGCAGTCTAGTGCCACATTGTTTGCAGAAGTCAAATTTATTTTTCCCAACTGTAGAAGACATGATCAGCAATTATCCTTACCTTACGCTTGGCGTCAGCCCAATAAGGTCTAACATAAATTGCATGATAATGTGTGGCATCTTTCACTAAATCTATATTATCTAAATGCCCTTCATGTATAGACTTAGCTAAATGTAAAGAATATTTCCAAGATTGCAAATCTTTTGGTTTATCTGATTTACCATCACACCACCAACTAAACTGACATTTGTTTTTTATTGGCTCATTGTTTTTGTATTTACCTTGTAGGACTACGCCACATATTGTGTTTGGAAACCTTTCGTCTTTAACCCTATTTATAGTTACCATTGCCACAGCTAACTTGCCCAATGTGGGCTGATTTCGTGCTTCGTGGTATATATTAAGGGCTAAGCAGTTAACCTCATCACTGCGACAGTTATGGGCGAACATCGTGACTACTGCTAAGATTGTCAGCGTTAAAAGTATCTTCATAATAAACCTCCCAGTCTATTAGATTGTTTATTTTACTAGTTTTGCCTCCTTGTTTCTACAAAATTAATCACATCTTCCCAATCAAACGAGGTATACATTGTATTATACCCACGTTTTATCATTGTATTTCTTACCTCAAATGGGATGCCAATGTCAGAATCCCCTTCGCTAGTTATTTCCATATAGTCATGACGATATGTTTTTTCGTCTACCTTTTTCCAATTTATTGGTATTACTTTTGCTTTTAACAATATTACCTCCTATGGTCTGTAAATTACAAATTCAGTTTCTAATTTATGTGCTAACTCTTTTAAAATCTCATAAGCCTCTTGAGTTTTAGGTGTGCACTTTTCTACACCTTTATCTTCTATTAAATTAGTTATATGAATTAATGCTTGTACTTCTTCCATATTAATATCCTCCTTTTGAAAGTTTCTTGTCGAATTGTCTTTGCTTTTTATTACCTCTTTTCTTTAAAGCCTTTTCCCAACCTCTACTTGTTGAGTGTACTTTTGACTTTCTATCTTTAACTTTCATTTTTTACTCCAAATTTTGTTAATCGTTTTTCGTCTATTTAATTAATATAATATATGTAAATACATATGTCAACATCTAATTTGGGTTTATTTAACATTTTTTATGGGTTGACATTGTTTTTTGTTTGTGATAGAATCATTTCAACGAACAACTAAATAAGGAAAAACAAAATGAGTAAATACAAAAACTTTCTAATGGATATAGAAGAAACAATTACCAATAACATCACTGTTAATATGGTTTCAGAATCAGAAAATGTTACTGAGTTATTTGATATAACTTGTAATAAAATTAAGAAACTTAGCAATGGGCAATTTATCGTAGGTGCATATGACGACATGATTAAGGATGTTTGCCATTGGGCTTGGGATGAGTATTGGTCACGATATAAGGAGGGTTGCTAATGGAGGTGGATTACAGATATCACGATGGTGGTAGGTCAAAGTATTTTAAAGGTAATGCTGGGGATTGTGTCGTAAGGGCAATCTCCATCTCTACCAATATTGACTATAAGGTTATTTATGACGAGTTATACCAACTCAACAAAGACTATAAGAAGTCACGAAATAACAAAGTATCTAAGAAAATGAAAAGTGCCACACCTAGAAATGGCAATTTTAAAAAGGTGTATCATGATTATATTCTTGGAAAAGGTTATCGATATGTGCCATTGATTAAGTTTGGTTCTAAAGAGAGGACAAGACTTGACCAACTGAGTAAGCTCAAGAACATTATTGTCTGCATAAACAATCACATGATGACAATGAAAGATAGTATTGTTTACGATACTTGGGATACTAGGTACTCATATTGGGAAGGTGTCAAAGCTATTAGGACTGTAAACGCTTATTACGAGAGGTTAGAGGCATGACAATGATGAGTATGATAAAAGGATACACCTCAGTATTTCAGTGCATAGGTGACGCTTATATCTCTAGAGATGCACAAAGGTTTTATTATGGGTATCTTCTTTGTATTAGAGCTAAGACTAATATTAAGGCTTTGCATAAATACTTAATTAATAGACATAACTTTAACAGAATTATTTGTGCCAAGTTGTTAAGAAAGGCTAGGGTAAAATGAAAGGTTTTGTAATTACAATTACGCTTTTATTATCTTTAAGTTCTTGCACCTACAAACACCAAGTATCCAAATGGGATAATAGCGTCTTATTAGGAACGATTGTAGGCACTTTAGTAAGTTTGAACTAGGTAGCATTAGCTTGGGTGCTAGGCATATTGCTTAGTGCCCCTAATTGCTCCTCTAATCCTATTGCGGTTCCAGCACCCATAGTAAATAGAGATAATCCCTTTAGAACTTTTTCCCTTAACTCTGGTGTAATTTTGATTGTGACTGATTCTTGTTTTTGTGTAGCATTTCTAAAATCAGCATTATCTTGGGCTTGCTCTAAGGTTTTAAAGGATGCAACTGGTTTATCAGTGCCAACTTCTTTAACCATATATAATCTATCAAGTGGTGTTTCGCCCCTCATCATTACTACTGTATGTAAATTCTTGGGTCTAATTTCTACCATAGCCTTAGTCACATTTTCTTTTCCTGCCACTTTTTTTGCCATCGCTGGTATTACATTATCATAGTGATTATATAAACCTTCATTGCCCCATCTATCAACTTGAACTTGTCCAGGTGAAAAGGACACACTATCATGACCTTCTTTTACTGCTCTTTGTAGCAATCTTTTAATACCAACCTTTGTCCAGTCTTCAGTTTTTTCCACCAAATCCCCACCAGGGACATTGCCCATCATTTTGTTACCAGTTTCAGTAATATCATTTCTTAAATCATCAGCGTAACCCGCAAATGTGTCTAAATCTGGAAATTTATTACTTCCTTTTAAATCATATCTCTCGTATTGAATATCTTGCAAAGCAGAACGTAACCGATTAATTTGTTGTTCCTCACTCATTTCATTAAACTTTGGTGGGAAACCATCCAAATCATCTCTGCCAAGTGGATACCTTCTATCATTATCTATTATTCTCATCAGATTAAACATTTCAACATCACTGGAACCTTTATAATCTGGATCACTTATGAAGTCCAAGTAATCTGATAATTTCATAGTTTTAAATTCTTCAGGAATCCTACTATTATCTACGTCAAGAAATTCTTCTAAATCAGCCCTCAGTCTTTGTATGCTAGTTCCTAGCAATCTGTCATCACTCAACATATTAGCTTGATCAGTGGCAAGTTTTAATTCGCTTGGTGATAAATCGCTTCTGAAAGGCACTCTGATTATTGGTTTGTCTGGATTAGCTCTTTTGTAAAGCTCTTCTTGTTCGTAACTTTTTAATTTGATTGGTATGTTTTTAAACGTATTAATTAACTCTGAGTTTAAACCATTCATTTTCTCTTCTAATTTAGCGTATGAGCGGCTGCCTGGTGCAAAGCCCCTTCGTCTTCCAGCTTGCCCTCTATCTGATTGTAGCTCTTCTACATATAAGGTTTTGCTACCATCATCCAAAGTTCTATCTTTAGTTCTAACGTGAACTATTGGATTATAGTTTGGAAAGTGGGCTGGGTTTATGTAGTCATCTACTGCATCATACTCACCACTTTGAGCTAATGTAGGATTATTAGACTGCTTACCCAGTACAGCTTCTTTGTAATTAGAGCCACCTTGTTGTGTGCTCTCTGAAAATCTAGCATCTTTAGCTACATAATCGCCATTTTGTATGGCATAACTTTCTGTCTGCACTATGGCTTCGTTTATGTTTCCTCTCTCAGCTATCTCATTAAATCTATATGCATCCATATCATCTCCACTATCTCTGAACCCCTTATATTGTTCTGATTGTGTGATATCAAATATGTCTGCATCTTTATCAAATGTAAGAAAGTTTTGACCATCATCGTCATAAACTATTCTGTAACCCGTCTTCGTATCTTCCAAAACTTTTGTAGGATTTACTAGCTCTGTTTCTGCTCGTGTTTTATCTGATACATTTAGACCTTTGTTTAGTTCATCTATTTCATAATTACTAAATTTATTATATGAAGGTGTTTCTGATATTTTGTCAGCTATATTCTCAAATATAAGGCTTGAACCTTCTGCAACTGGATTGTCTTGATAAACATCCTCGTATAATTGTAGCTTATTTAAATTAATTTTGGTTAATATGTCTTTTTTTGTGATTGGTCTGCTTGTAACTTTAAATAGTTCATCAAGACCAGTGTCAAATAGCTCAGTTTCAGAAATGCCTTGCCCTTTGAAAAAATTCTCAAAGTCTTTGCCACTTCCTTTTGTTTGTTTCATCTTATTAGCAAGCTCTTCTGACTTGTAGTAAAAGCCAAAATCATCTAACTTTCTTGGGTTTGTCATAACCATATTAGGTGGCATTCTTCGAGTGCTTGCTAACATATTAGGTTCAGCTTTAGGTAACGCCCCTATGGTTGGTGCAGATACTTCTGTATCACCTTTGATTTTGCCTGCTAAAGATTTAGCAAAATTTTTAAATTTTTTTAATATTGGTTTAGCTAAATAAGCAAACCCCATACCCTCTACTGCCCCAGATGCCATATCAAATAATGGTATTGCTACTTCTGGTCTATCTAGATATGTTTGAAATGGTTGCCTCATAAAACTTAGTGATGCCATTTGTCTTTTAAATGCATTTGGTTCAGCTTTTATTAGTGCTCTTTGCCCTTCTTGGGCAGCAAACAATGAACCTATAGGCGTAGCATCAACAAGACCAATACTGTCTTCTGTGCCAGTAAATGATTCTGTTGTATCTTTAAGCGTTCTTCTGCCTTCTCGAACATCTTTCCCTACAATACCTTTTGATTTCAAATATTCTAAAGCTGACCGCACATTTTTTTGACTTGTATCTCTCATGGTAGGATTATAAGCTGGCTCTAACATGTAGCCTTGAGATTGTTGTATGTACTTTTCCAATTGATTTAGGGGTACGCTAGAGTTGTATATCATAGAAGCATATCTAGGGTTTTCAAACACACTTGGCTCTACGCTTTGTGCTTCCCTTAGCCTATTCTCTCTAAAAAATCTATCTAGCTCAGTCTCAGCCATTTAGAACCTATACTCTATATTTGCCCCAATATTTTTTTCTTTTCCAAGTGGCGTTCCATCCACTGGATCAAAGTAATATGGGTTTATTTGACCTTGTATATTTAAACTTGTGTTTTCTGTAATTGGTATACCTAAATACGCCCTTAACTGATCAACTGTTAATCCTTGACCAAACTGTTGCCTTGAAGGAGCACCATAAACTTGTAGCTCTTCTGGAAATTTAACTTGACCTTCCATAAAATTACCACTACCACCCATGCCAAATACAGTAGGCTGACCTTCAACCATTGATGGAGCTTCAAAATTTAAATCCACACTACCACTAGCTTTGTTTTTTATTTCTGTGATGTTAGGAGTGCTAGTTGGCAAATTAACTGCAAATTGATTTACAGAACGCCCACCACTAATATCAACTTGTGGTGCTTTCATTTTTAAATTACTAAAAAAGCTTTTAATATCCATTACACTTGTCCTGCTGATAGTGTTCTAGCCAATATCTCTAGAGTTTCCTGAAAGCCTTTATCTAGCTTCTTAGCTGCAGTAGCAAATTTCTTTGGGCTTACCTCATCTGATTCCAAGCCTTTTGATTCTAAAAATTTCTTAGCAGCTCTTATTTCAGCGTTAGCTACTTTTTTTATTTTTGTTCTTTTAGCCATTATTTATCCTCACCAAAGTCTATGCCAATTCTTTTTGGGTTTAGCGGCCCGTCCACATTCTCTGATCCTCTTAGATATCTTACATCAGCGGCGATGAAAGGTCTATTAGATAGATAAGCTTCTACCATTCTATGATTACCCTCAGTTATAAAAGGTACGCCATCTTCCCTCACATGTATTAATATTCTGTCTCCACCTTTTTCTGCACCTTGATAGCCTTTTTCTTTTATGGATTTTTTTAGGCTTTCCAATCTGGGCCCAGACATTCTATATTTTTCTTCTTCAGCATGACCTTTAATGTTTATAAGCTCTTGGGGGCTAAACTTAACATTATCAGCAAAACCTGTTATACCACTCACTAGTCCTATAGGGTCATTGCTTGGGTTTGATGCTTTGTATTCATTGTTTTCCCTAATCTTTTTAGCTATATATGTTTCACCAGTTATTGCATCTAAGAATGGTGGATTATCTATTCTGATAGTAGCACCCTTTCTTAAATCATTGAATGATTGTGGCAATGCACCATAGGGGTTTTCTCTAAATGCAATGCTATAATCTTCGCCATCTCGCCCAAATTCTCTAATTGTCATTGCTTCTACATCAAGATCATTCATCAATTTCTTTTCAGCCATGCCTGTAATCAAAGGTCTGTTTGACTGTTTCATGTAAATCATATTTAGATTAGCAAGTGAGCTAGATATTCCTTTAGCATCTTTCTGTTCAAGAAATTTTTTAGCTAGTTCAAAATCTTGTTTAGTATTAGGTATTTCGTTCTTTTCTAAATTACTTATTTCTTTTTTTATCCAATTATATGATTTTTCCAAACTATCTTTGTCTCTAATATCTAAAATACTGTCAGGCATTTTTGTTGTTCTTAATATACTTTCATCTGCTTTATATAATTCAGCGTATGTTTTATCTGGAGAATAGAATACTGCACCTTCGTTTGGAAAACTATATTTTGGTTTTTCAAAACGATACAATTCATTTGGAGAAGGCAACGCACCTATCTTGTTTCCAAGAGCGTCTACTACATTCTCAATACCTTTTGCAATAATATTTTTCATTATGTGCTTTCATCTAGTCCAGCTAGTGCACCCAAGCCAACTGCAGTAGTCGCTGGTGGTATTATAGATGCATATATATTGCCTTTGTCTGCCTTTTCAGGATCAAATTGTGCAAACACACTTCTTACATTGCCCTTCTCTGGATAAAATAAACCAACTGTCCTATTGCCAAATCTTGCTGTTTCGTTAGTTAGAAAACCCTCAAAACCCAAATCTTTTATAGCTTTACTTATGTCTGGCTCTTGCAACTTGAAAGGGTCTCCAATCTTTGTGTCCATATCTAAGCTTTGACCTAATTCTTTTTCTAACATTTCTTGGTGTTGTGGGTTTTTGTAGTTATAAACATTATCTATTTTTAATTTTACTGGATATATTCTGGAGCTTTCGTGAGGTAGATAGTAAGTAAGACCACCTTTATTAACAGGCATACCACCCTTAAGTGCAAATCCTTCTGTGTATCTTGGGTCTTCGCTAAAATATGTTACTGGCTCACCTACTCTTCTTTCTCTAAAGCCTCCAAAAGCTGTTCTGTCAGAAGCTTGAGGTACAAATTCCATAATGTTCTTTTCTGGACTACCATGATAGAAAGTCTTAGGATCAAAACCTCTTTCCATTAATTCTTTCTCAGTTGGTAGGTTACCTAGCTCTCTTAATTGTTCTTCAGTAGGCATAGCATCTAAAACTTCACCAGCACCTTGATATGGCACTACATCTTTGCTTCTTACGCCCTTGTTAATTAATTTTGCAAATACACCAAATGGGTTCATCTTACCAAGCCTTACATGACCAATATCTAGCTTTTGTCTTCGATCCTGGATTGTCACAGTTATGTCTAGACCTAAAGCTTTTTCTATTGCCCTTTTGGGTTTTCTTGATTCGCATGTTTGGATCACCAAATGTCACACGCTTTACCTTATCACCATCCATAACGTAAACAACTGACTTCTTCTTGCCATAGGATGTTTCGCCTTTAGCTATTCTTCTAGGCTTATTTAGAGATACACTTTTACCTTTATACTTAGCCATTAGCTTTCTTTGCCTTCTTTTTGGCTGCTGCCGATAAATCTTTCATATGTACTAAATATTTACTGTTTGCAGTATGTTTAGCACCTGACATAACTTTACCTTTAGCATCCTTGTGAGTTGCCCCAGTGTACTTAGTACCATCTTTAAAATAATGATTAACGCCTTTTGCCATTATGATTTCCTTGTTTTTTTCTTCTTTTTCTTTTCTTGTTTTGCTATTTTAGTAAAAGTGCCTTTTTCTGGTGCTCCTTTTTGACCTTTTTTCCTCATCTTTTCACCACTGCCTGCTTCTATTCTTTTTCTCTTAGCATGTATGTTAGCGTATAATCCTGGTTTTTTAGCCATAATACCTCCTTATATTGGGTTGACTTATCTCTTGTTTTATTTTACTATAAAAGATTAAAAATGCACAAGGAGATATTATGGAAGACCCACATAGCTTTAGATCATTTATAAATGAAAAATTAACACATTTTGTTAGTCTATTAGGTGATGAAACTTTGACTGTGGAACAAGAAAACACATTAGATAGTATTGATAGATACATATGTAATGAAACTGGTATAGACATTAAAAAATTTCCTAATTACGATTAAGTCAACAATCCAAGAGCACCCATTCTATCTATAAACTCTTGATTAACTGGTTGCACCATCCTTTTTGTTTCCATAAATCTTCTATCTCCACCTATTGGAAATCCTTCGTTACGCCTTATTTTCAATGCATCTGTGTAAATGTCACTTGTTTTTAAAGGTTTTTTAAACTGTGAAACTCTATCTCCAAATAAAGCTGATTCATATGTCTCATGTGTTTTATCTGTAATATTTTCAGGTTTTCTATTAACATCAATTCTTGCCATAACTTTTCCTGCTTGATCTCCTGATCCTGTTCCAAAAAAATCTACATGACTAGTTGCTGCTCTAATACTTGGCACATCTGGAAAACCTAAATCTCTATATTTTGCTTTGTCTAGTGTTTGAGCTAATGTTTTTCTTGCTTCTCCACCACCATCACTTATTAGTTTACCACTTTCATCAAATGTTGCTTTTTTATTTAAATATGACCTTATATTTTTGCTATCTATACCAGGCCAGTTAGGAATAAGTTTAGACATTTCTTCATCTAATATTTTTTTAGAATTTTTTGTTACTTTAAACCCATCCATTAATGCAAGTATTGTGTCTGATACTTGTGTAGAATAGTCGTTAGAACTACCACCCATTGGTTGAAAAACGCCATAAATGTCTACACCTGGCTCTAGTATTTCGCCAGTCTTAGGATTTTTAACTTGTCCACTAGCTTGTTCTGCATACTTTCTTATTATTTCAAGAACTTTTGGATTTGATGCCCAAATCTTATTTGCCTTTACATTATCTGGGTTAAGCATAAATTCAAAGCCACCTTGCTGATTAGTAGCTTTAGTTAAAGGTATTTCATTAACTTCTAATAATGAACCAAATCCCAATGATCTATCGCCAGGAAGATTTACAAGTTTTGCTTTGTCTTTAAATAACTTTAAAAAATTTACTACAGGTGGTGTGATTAATTTTTTATCAATAACATGAGTAGCACCCATTTCTTCAATAGGCACTCCTAACATAGGCACTTTGTATCTACCAAACTCTGTATCCAACATTTTATTAGAAGTCGAGAACTTTGATCCTATAGGCACATTTTCATAGTAATCTTTTTTGAGCTTGTTTAAAACACCAAGATCATCTATGTAACGCAGTCCACTTTTTACAATGGGTTGAAGTACTCCAGTTGCCATTTATGCCATCTTAGATTTAGTCTTTTTCTTTTTCTTTTTAAACATAGCTAGTTTTTTAAAATCAGCACCAGTCAACTTGTTCTTTGGCTTTGCCATGTTAGCAATCTTTTTTTGTTTTGATGAATATACTTTTCCTGGCATGATTATAATCTCCCATAATAAAGTTCAGTTGCACCATATACTTTAAGTTTTTTCATAAGATCAGGAATATCGCTGGCAAAAAAATCAAAGTTATGTCCACTTGCATAATATCCATTACCCTCTTTAAAAACACTAATAGCATCTTCTAAATTTGGACCGATGAATTGAGCTATTACTCCATAATCCTCACCCACTTGCTCAACCCTACCTTCTGGCATATCAGTTAATGGGCTAGCCTTTTGTAAATTTGCTAAAGCACCAATGTCATTGGGTACATTTTGCATATCTACATTCCTATCTTTGGTGAACCATGACCAAGTATCTCATCCATGACGCTTCGCATATCGCCACTATCTACTTTCATGACCTTGACCTTAACGTCTCCATCCATTTCTTCGTAATCCTCTTCTTCCTCTTCTTCGTCTGGAAGCATCATTCCTTGATAACATAACAATAGAAAGTTAACTAACTGATCGTCAGATAGCTCTAAACCTGGTGCATTATGAGGAAAACCCATCTTTTCCATGAAAAGTTCAGCGTTCTCTTCCATGTTCTCTATGTTGATATCAGCCATATTTTTCTCCTATAAGTTGCTTGATATTAGATACAAAACCCAAAGCGTAACAAATCCCTTCGCCCACTTTACTTATTACCTTAACTACCTTGCTCTTCTTACCATATCTTCCCTTGGATAAGTCATAAGCCATTTGTTTAGCCCAAG